CACTCACCTAGGAAACCAATGACTTCATCACTAGTACCTGGAGCATCCACAAAGTTGTGCAATGCCTTTACTCCAAGAGTACCCGTTTCTCCATTTTCCTCTCGCGTGACCATGACTCCATCACAGAATGTGCGGAAATCACGGCTCACTAAAAGACCCTCCAGACTTGCTCTGGGTGGGATACATCTTATCCTGAAGAATACTAGATCCTCGCTTTCGCTAGGATACCAGAAATCACCTGGATGGAGTGAAACTGAAAAGTTCTCGGAGACGCCCGTCAACTGCGTAGATTGAGTAACCACGAATCTCACAGTCTCAACTGGGATACTATGCTTGTTGGTAACAAACAACTGTCCACCTAACGCCAGAATGCGAAACTTGTTTCCTCGCATCTTACCATCTTGCTCGTACAAAGATTTGACGAACATGGTGTTTCGCGCAACGCGCTGGATAATCTGCTCGCGAGGTAAAGCCTTCCACGATACTGTAAGAGGTCCAAAATCCTGCTCGGCTGGAATGAATTGTTCCTTATACCAGGGGTTTGGTTGCTCATCTGTCTTGAATCCAGCAACGGTTGTTGGGACGTCATCAGCTTGCTTGCTTCCCTTTTTCTTCTTCTTATCACCGAATATCCACTTGGAAAACTTGGCAGCGGTTGTGATTGCGATAATCATTGCGAACGCACCCACCACCTGGTGAATAATGAGACGACCAATGTCATTCCTTTGAATTTTGCGTAATACTCGAGATGAGTTACGACCAATTCTGCGCATCATGATTCCCACCCATCTTGCCTCCATACGTATGCGGTCAGTTCCGGGTAGATCTTCAATCTTCCTACGGATGATATCCAACCACGACTCCTTCGGAGTAGACGGAAGGTTCAGGGAGAGAAGTCTGTTCAGCATCTCCTCCTCTTCGGGGGATGAAGTATTCTGAGCTGTGTTGATCACACCCTCCTTTGTCAAGAAATCAACCATGTGGGGGATCACCATCTTCTTGGCATCATTCGTAAGATCACGAACGACTCCTCGCGCAACATCCGTCGCTGCGTCAGTGACAGCGCTCTTCAACTGCTTGTGCTTCGATCGCACGAATCTTCGCGCAAACTTAGCGATTGCAGGTGCTGTGACGCACGTAGCGGCCACGGCAGCTGCACCAAGATAGACATCTGTCTGCTGTTCACCTACAATACACGTGCACTGCGTGCTCGGTCTGTAGCATGTCTTACACAGCACTATTTTCCGCATGGTGGCCCCGGATTCGCGCATACATTTCTGTTGTGCGCGGAATTCAGTGGACGCCTTCGAAATGAAAGCCATGTACTCATAGATGTTGTCTGTGGTAAGCAGGTGTTCAAACTTGGGGATCTGGTGCTCCCTGGTGCTCTTGCTGTCTGCCACGGCACGCTCCACTACAAACTCCCACATATCGGGATATTCACCTTCAGTGAGAGGGGGCACTTTAGCACCATCTAGCATGCGCTTTTCTGGTTCTGGTACGACTCCTCCAATGAGAATCGAATACTCAGGTTTCAGCGTGACGGTGACAACTAAATTCCACCGCCGCAAAATAGCCAAAGGATTGTTGTAGTAGGCATGAGCGTTCAGGTGCTTCGTGTTTGTAGAAGCCTGAAGCAGATCGCAGATCACAGGTGTTTTACCTTTGTCTGCCAAATCAGCTTGGGGGGGACAGTACGCAGCATTATTTCTGAGCTGCAGCACCTCCCCCATTGAGGGATCCAAACCCAAATTTGGGTTGAGATTGGCGATATCATCAATGATAATCGACCACATTTGGG